GAATGAAAAAGACAATAGCGAATTATCTTTCGGAAGTAATGGGACGCGGTTGGCGTGCTTGGGGTATTTGGTGGGTGAAGTGTTGCCTCTGCGAACACCACATGCCGCTTTGGCGGCGAGGCAGTAAAAAGAAAAAAACGCGAAAGTTCCATTATGAGTGCGATTTCTGCGGGCAGCCCTATGGTGAGCACGAGACCCGCCGCAGCGCACTGCATGAGGCCATGAGATTAAGCAAGAGAGGATAAGCAGCCATGCGAGAGATTACGTTTTCAAAGTTTGTGATGGGAGAAAGTCACGCTTATCAAGAGCCGGTTCCATACCCAATTACAATCAACAGGATTGTTGCGCACGACGAATGGAATTCGCTGTACGATCCGGGGCAATTGGTTTCCGTTCGCCCCTGCGGCGAAGAATATGAGGGCAAGACATACCTCGGCATTCTGCTTGGAGAGTTGCCGACACGCACGAGTTTCGGAATCGACGATGACGGCGTTTTGTCCGTGCGCAGCAAAACAAACCCGGCCATGTATGTGTTTGAGCTGAAAAAAATCATATTCGGCTATGAATCTTTTTGGGGCCGCATTGAATCGCCGGAACAGCTGCGGCATATCACCAATGAGGATATCCAGGGGCAGTGGTACGTGCAGCTGCTGAATTCGATTGCAAAGGAGGATGAAACGGCATGAACGAAAAAACAATCAAACCCGCGGTGCGAACAGAAACAAGGCGCGTTAAAATCTTGTTCGAGCTGCGAAAAGATTTACAGGAGCACGAGGCGATTTGCGAACACTGTCACGGCACGGGCCTTATGATCGCCAATAACGTCTATGGAATCAAGGGGGACACAACGCAAGCTTCGGTGCGTTTCCCGTATAAACACCAGTCGCTGTCGTTTTGCACGCATTGCTACATAGGCGTACAAAAGAAATGCACGCACTGCGGGAGCCTGCGCGGTCGCGCAAGTACGGATTGCCCGTGCGGCCATTCCAGGTTGGAGCGCGATAACCGCCGCAGGGAAAGCGAGGCTGCGCAGTGGAATGAAGCGAAGAAAATTACATTTGCGCAGGCGTGGGAAATATATGACATGCTCTATGTTGACAACTTCGACAGCTATGTGTTTGACGATGAAGAACTGGGAGACGCTGCGGAAGATCACGAGGTTGATATTTCTGAGCTGCGTGTTTACGGAACGACCAAGCGGAAGATCAGTATCAGTGCTGATGATGTAGCAACCACCGCCTGCGAAGATTTGCACGAAGATGCATGTGATCATTGCGATGTTAAATCGTTGCAATCAGTGTTGGATGCCTGGTGCGCAGAGCAAAGCGGAACAACATCATATTACCCGGACTTCTCTGTCGGGGTTGTTTCGGAGGTGGAGCGGGCGTGAATGACCCATGTGTCTTTGTTATTGCCTTGCAGGCGGGTGCGGTCGAACTCCCATGCGCGGGCGAAAGGGAACCACGCCGCCGCTATAACGATGCAACATGCAAGTATGAATACCCGATGTGTATAAAAGTGAAATGTGAAGGTTGTCCGTTGTACGAGAGAAATTATAAGCAAAAGGAGAAATAACATGCCCAGCTACCGCGACATTGGTAAGCAATACGATATCTCCCCGGCCCGCTACCGGGAGCTGTTCTATTTCTGCAAGCAGTACGATGAGAAAATAGAGATCATCAAGGATTGCCATTATGAGTACGGTTTTCAAAGCGCCGCGCCATCGGATATGCCTGTTCATATCGGAGCGGGCGAAAGCACAGTAGAGCGGCGGGCGCTCAAGGCTCTGCCGCATGTGCAGGATGTCGAGCTGATTGACCGTTGTTTAGATTTGGCGGTCAAAGAAGACAAGGGCATTCTCGAAGCATTGCGGCTCAATGTGACGCGGGGGATTCGCTGGGAGTATTTAAACATACCATGCGGACGGCAGAAGTTCTACCAAGTATACCGCAAGTATTTCTTTTGGTTGCTCGACCAGCGCAAATAGCGCTTTAGCGTGTGGAAACACAATCATCACCAACGGGACATAAAATCTGCTATAATGGGGTATAGTGATAATTTCTCAGAAGGGAGCGGGCGTGTGGAAAGATACCAATTGACAAAACTGGCTGAGCTCAACGCGGCGCCATATCACCCGCGCAAGGCAATACACGCATGAGTGGTGCGCTTTCGTAGACCTCGACGATGACAGCGAGCGGGCGCTCAATATCGCGCTGAACAGAGCCACACAAGACGATTTTGACGCGCAGGCGGTCTATGATGCCACAGAAGAACCGATCACGCAGCGCGGCGACATATGGCAGTTGGGCGATCACCGGCTTATGTGCGGCGATGCTACCGTGCCTGCTGATATGGATGCGCTCATGGCAGGCAAACGGGCCCGATTGTATTTAACGGACCCGCCCTACAATGTAGATTACCACGCGCAGGCGGGTAGTGTCATGAACGATCATATGAGCGGGCGTGCGTTTGCCGGTTTGCTTCATGGCTCATTTTACATGGCGCTGAGGCATTGCGAAGAGGGCGCTGCGGCTTATGTCTTTCATGCGGACAGTAACGGCCTTGTGTTCCGCGAACAATTTCATGAGGCGGGCTGGAACCTGCGGCAGGTGCTCGTATGGGTAAAGAATCATTTCAACTTGGGCCGCATGGACTACCATTACAGGCATGAGCCTGTTTTATACGGCGTTGTCCCGGGCGCGAGTCACTACTTCACGGATAACCGCACGCAATGCACCGTGTTTGATGACAGCGCTGCGCCAGACTACAGCAAGCTGAAAAGATGTGAATTAGTTGATTTGCTCAAACTGCGCGATGCGCATGGGCGGGATTGCCCGCAAAGCGTGTTGTATTTCGATAAGCCGCTTGTGAGCGCGGAACATCCCACGATGAAGCCCGTGCCCTTATTGGGGAAGCTGATCAAGAACAGCAGCAAACCCGGGTGGATTGTATTGGACAGTTTCGCGGGCTCGGGCAGCACGCTGATCGCCTGCGAAGAACTGGGCCGCCACGCGCGGTGTATGGAGCTTGACCCGCGCTACAGCGATGTGATTATAGCTCGCTGGGAAGCACACACAGGCCAGAAGGCCGAAAGGATAAACGCAGGGTAGAGTGCGCCAACACCCTACCCCGCCGCACCGGGTGACACCCCGGCACGGATCGATCCTGCGCAGGGTTGCGATCTGTTTGATTATACCAAACTACAGGGGTGTCCGTCAATGGGTTTCGACAAAGATTTACAGGCCGCATTACTGAAATGTGCGCTTGGGTACAACGTAGAAGAACGGGACACTCTTGTCAGCGATGGCAAGGTGCAGAGCGTACGGGTCAAGACACGGCACATCAAGCCGGACGCGGCGGCTATCCGGCGCATTCAGGAGCTCCGTGAGCTTGGTGAATGGAAAGAAGAGTGACTGATGAGCGAGAAATGTTGGCGAACTGGAAGAAAAAGGTACTTTCCGGGCGTTCGCGCCTCGTGGGGCAGGATGGGCATGCAAGATTTTCGCGTGAAATGAGAATTTTTTTGGGGTTGGCGGGGCGGATAAGGGGCGCGGTCTTATAAATAAATAAGAACCAAGCCCGCCACGGGTTGATCTGCAGGCTGGCGGGGTTGGAGGTGGAACGGCTTGCGGACTACGAAAGACGGGATATGCGTTGTCGGCTATACGGAGATCATGGAAGGCTTCGGGATTTCCAAGCGGACGGCGGAACGGCTGGCAGCGGAAGGCGTGCTGGTCGAATATAAATCGGTTGCTAAGAAAAAGGAATTTGACCTGTGGGCTTCGCTACAAAAATATACAGAGCATGTGCGGAAGGAAGCGGAGAAGGGGAGCTCAAAGGGGAAGCGTCAGCAGCTAGAGATTCAGAAGCTGCAGGCGGATATCGACTGGAAGAACATGAAAAACGAGCTTGACGAAATCAAGCGGGATATCATCCATGGAAAGTATTTGCTGCGGGACCAGGTGGTGCGGGACTATCGGGAATTTTTTGCGGAGTTCCAGGCGTTTGCGCTGACGATACCGGCGAATGTGAGCGGCATGCTGGCAGGCGTTGTCCCGGGGCGGGAACAGCGTGAGATAGAACAGGAAGTAACGAGGATGGTAAAGACTGCGTTAACGAAGTTTGTGGAGGATTCCATTGGGCAGGGCTAAGAAAAAAATTAAGAGGCCATGTTACATATTTTTAGCCTTGGAGGCGCTGCGCCCCCCGGAAGACCTCAAGCCCTCGGTTTGGGCGGAGCGGCACCGCGTGCTTGACAGGAAGAGCTCCCCTTCGATGCCGGGGCCGTGGCGCAACGAAAACATGCCGCACCTGGTTGACATCATGGATGAGCTTGTCAACCCTGAAATCGAAAAAGTGATCTTCGTGAAGCCGACACAAATCGGCGGCACGGAGATTTTAAATAACTGGCTGGGTTACCTGGTGATGCAGGCCCCATGCCCGGCGCTGCTGGTATACCCCAACGACACTCTGGCGGAAGCGAGCAGCGAAAACCGCCTGAAGCCCATGTTCCGAGCTGACCCGAAATTGCGCAAGCTGTTCAAAGAGCGGATAAGCAAAAAATATGAATTGCAATTCGAGGGCATGGACATCGCCATTGTGGGCGCGGGGAGCGCCGCTGACCTTTCCTCCCGGCCCCGAAAATTCGTGGGCATTGACGAGGCCGACAAGCTGCCAGGCGCGACCGCGAAAGAGGCCGACGCGATCAGCCTGGCCATCGAGCGCACCAGCGGGCAAACAGACCCGTTTGTATACATCACCACCACACCGACATCGCGCACCGGGCGCGGCTGGCGGGAGATGGAGCAGGCACATTTATTGAAACATCGCTTTGTCCCCTGCCCGCATTGTAAAGAGTGGATTGAGCTTAAATTTTCGCAGATTATCGGTGCACCAAAAGAAAGCGGATTGAGCCATGCCGACCGGGCCGCGCAGGCCTTGTATTACTGCCAAAAGTGCGGCGCGGCCATTGACAATCGCCAAAAACGGCAAATGCTGCGTGCAGGCAAGTGGATGGAAATCCGCAGAAGCGCGGAGCACCCCCGCAGCGTGGCATATTGGATCAATAAATTATATTCTCCCGTGAAAACATGGGAGGATATTTTACTTGCTTTTTTTGAAGCGAAAGACGACCCGGAGAAATTGCAGAACTTCGCCAACAGCTGGCTGGCGGAGCCCTGGGAGGACACGCGGCTAAAAACAAACGCCGACATGGTTTTGGAACGGCAAACAGCGCTGCCGCGTTACGTTGTGCCGCAATGGGCGTTATTGTTGACCGGGGGCGTGGACGTACAGCAGGATCACCTGTATTACACGATCCGCGCCTGGGGCGAGCACATGACCAGCCAAAACATTGATCATGGCCGGGTGGGCGGGCTGGAAGACATCGAGCACATCATGAATTTGGAATACAGGCGGGAAGATGACAGCAAGCTGATGGTAGGCTTATGTGCGATTGATGCAGGCTACTCCACGGATGAAATATATGAGTTTTGTTACCGCAACGCAGAATGGGCCGTGCCGATCATGGGCGAAAAGCCGATACTGGGCGCTTACACAAAGCAATCTACCGTCCAAAAGGAAACAAGTGTCGCCTATGGTATGCGTCTGCTCTTCGCGGACGGCGCGAAATTCAAAGACCTGATTCATGCCCGCCTGCGCCGCGAAAACGGCAAGGGCAGCTGGATGGTTTATCAGGGCTGCGGCCAGGACTATGCCGACCAGGTGACGGCAGAGCACAAAGTCGTCGAGCGCCGGGGGCAGCAAGAAACCACAAGATGGGTGCAAAAAAAAAGCCACGCTGATAACCACTATTTAGACTGCGAGGTTTACGCCGCCGCCGCCGCTGATGTGATGCATGTGCGCACGCTGCACCTGCAGGCCAAGCAGGAAGACGCGCAGCCTGCCCCGCAGGAGCAGCTGCCGGAGGACAACTGGCTGACACGCGGCCTGGGGGCCAATGCAAACTTGGATGATTGGCTGGGCGGCCAATGAGGGAGGACATATGGAGCAGCTGAAAAATAAACGGGAATTTCTTGCCGAAGTGGATGAAGCCATTCGGCTGATATTGGCCGGTGGGCAGCGTTACCGCATTGCCAACCGCGAACTGCAACGGGCGAATCTCTATGACCTGCGCAAGCTGCGGCAGGAATTGATGGCAGAGATTGCGGCGGATGAAGCGATCCCCGGCTTGCTGGGCGGCGCGTTCGTTGCAGAAATGGAGCCTAGATAGGAAAAACAGGAGGTAAGAATCATCTATGGCCAATGAACTATTACAAGCACTTTTCCCGGCTTGGGCTTGCCGCCGTGAAGAATACCGGCTGCGGCATGATATTCTTCAAGCGGAACGGGAGGCGCGAAGCCAGGGCTATGACGCGGCGAGCTATGACCGGCTAAACATGAACTGGTGGGCCACGAACCAAAGCGCCGAAGACACCGACCGGGGCGACCGTGACGGCATGCGTGCCCGGGCCCGGGACATGGAACGCAACAGCGATATTTATAACAGCGTTATATTGGCTTTTATACGCAACACGGTGGGCAACGGCTTTACGTTGCAGGCCCAAACAGATAACAAAGATTTGGATGATCAGCTGGAGGAGCTTTGGAAGGAATGGAGCAAGCCACGCAACTGCGATGTGACCGCCACGCAGTGTTTCAATCAGTTGCTGCGCATGGCCGTGCGGCGAAAGAAAGTAGACGGCGGCATGCTGCTGGTGAAATGTTACACGGGTGGCGGCTTGCTGCCATTTAAGCTGCAGGCCCTGGAGGTTGATGAACTGGCAGGCGCACGGATGAATCCATACCACAAAGGCAACAAAGTCGTGGGCGGCGTAGAGTACGATAAATATAACCGCGCAGTGGGCTATTGGATCCAACATTACCGCCTTGACGGCGTTTTGGCGGATGAGGTCTACTACCCGGCGCAGAATGTTATCTTTTATTTCTCTAAGCTGCGGCCCTCACAGGTGCGGGAGATATCCGACAGCAAACACATTTTAACCCGCGTGCGGGATTCCAATGAATTTATGACGGCGGTTTCGCTAAAGGAACGCATCGCGGCCTGCCTGAGCGTGTTCATCCGCAAAGCAGCCCCGGACAAAGGCGGGGGCAGCATGGGCCGCCCCGGGGAAATGAGCGCCGGAAAACAGCGGCCCAGCTACGAGGGGAAAACCGTCGCACCGGGCATGATTTACGAACTGGGCATCGGCGAGGACATCAATGTGGTCAACCCGGGCAATTCCGGCAATGACGCAGCAGCGCACCTGAAGACATTGCAACGCATTATAGGCGCGGGCGCGGGCCTGAGCTATGAGGCCACCAGCCGGGACATGAGCGAAACGAACTATTCTTCTGCGCGGCAAGGCAGCATTGAGGATGAGTTAACCTACGCAGAGGAAATCGAGCTGCTGACCTGGGTGCTGACGGAAATATACGAAACCTTTGTCATTTCCGCCGTTTTGGCGGGGAAGGTCAGCATTCCGGGCTTTTGGGAGAATAAGCAAATTTACATGCGGCACAAGTGGGTGGCCTCGCCGAAGAAGTGGATTGACCCGCTGAAGGAGGCCAGGGCAAATGAGGTGGCCTATAAAAATGGCTTTAAAACATATCAGCAGATTGCGGCGGAACAGGGCCGCGACTGGAAAGACATGTTCAATGAAATGAAGGAAGTAGCGGACTACGCTGCTACACTTGGACTCGCGATGATAGGAGGGTTTGGTTTTGCCGAACAACAGAAATGACCCGAACGCCACATTCCGGCGCGACTTCACGATACAACTGCGGGACGCGGGCGAAGATGGAAGCCGCCGCTGCGTCCTTAGCTTTTCCAGCGAGGAACCATATGGGCGCTGGTGGGGCACGGAGATCCTCTCCCACGCGGAGAACGCGCTGCTGATAAAGCGCCTGCAGGAAATTGGCGTGCTGTTGTTCAACCACGACCGGGATTATGTGCTGGGGAAAATCCTGCGGGCTTGGGTGGAGGACGGGCGCGGCTGCGCCGAAGTTGAATTTGATCCCGACGAAAAATCCGACCTTATTTTCCAAAAAGTACAGAGCAAGACGTTACAGGCTTCTTCGGTGGGATATAGAGTGCTAGTGTGGGAGGACGTGGAAGGCGGCGCGGTTTCTACCTGTGGGCGCTTTAAGGGCCCCTGCTCCATCGCCACGCGCTGGGAGCCGCTTGAGGTTTCAATTGTTTCCGTACCAGCCGACCCCACGGTTGGTGTGGGCCGAGACGCTTTGGACACGATCCCCTATCGGTTATTTGCTGCCGAGAGGCAGATAACAATCAACAAAAACAGACATGGAGGAACAACAGCATGACTTTAGCGCAAATGCTCTCACGGCAGCAGGAAATTACGGATGCCGCGCGGGCGCAAAAACGTGACCTGACAACGGAGGAGCAGAGGCAGTTCGATGAGCTGCAGGTCAAAATTGACGCACTGCGGAACGCGCCGCCCCTCGCGCCGCCGCCCGCGCAGCAGGAAAGCAGCCCCACGGCGGAAGAGGCCGCGCAGGCAGCGCGTGCCGCTGAAAACAAGCGTGTACGGGAAATCACGACCATGTGCCGCGATTTCGGAATGGAGCCGGATGCGTATATCCGAGACAGCGATTGCAGCTTGGAACGGGCGCAAGCGCTGGTGTTAGAAGCGTTGAAAAAGAAGCACCCACCTGCCGGGGCACGGATAACGCAGGACGAGGGCGACCGATTCCGCGACGGCATGGCCGAAGCATTGTTAGTGCGTTCCGGCCTGATCAGTGCCAATGAAGCCCCCAACGCCAACGGCCTGTTGGGCTATAGCCTGCGCCGCCTTGCTGAGGAATGCCTGGAGCGCAGCGGGATCCACGGCACCAGGGCGATGGCGGACGACGCTGTGTTCGACCACTTGATGCGCCAGTTCTATAATCCCTCGGGGCTGTTTCCGTCTATCATGGAGCAATCCATCAATAAGAGCTATGCCCAAGGCTACGAACAGGTGCCCCTTACCTTTGAGAAGTTCTGCGGCGAGGGTTCGCTGCGCGATTTCAAAGAGACGCAGGGCCAGTGGCTGGCAGGCAGCGCCGGGGAATTCCTGGAGGTGCCGGAAGGCGGGGAAATCAAGCATGACCTGCCCACGGACACCAAGCTGCCGACCCGCCGCCTGAAAAAATTCGGTCGGCAATTCACAATGACCTTTGAGGCCTTTGTCAATGATGACATTGATTTCGTGACAAGCGTGCCCAACCGCTATGCGCGGTCCCACAAGATGACCATCAACAAGCATGTGTTCAACCTGCTCTGGGGCAACCCGGCCATCTTTGACGGCAAGACGCTGTTCCATGCGGATCATAAAAACCTGATAATAACGGGCTCCGCGCCTTCCCACGCTTCATTGCAAAGAATGCTGCTGCGGCTCAAGCTGCAAAAGGACCACGAAGAAAATGCAATTATTTTGCCTCCGAAGTACATCTTGGTGCCGGTGGGCTATGATTTTGATTTCTACACGATCCTCAGAAGCGAAACCATCAATACCCCGGAGAACACGCAGGCCAAGAACCCGCTGTTTAACCTGGCGGTGGAGGTCCTTGAGGACCCGACCCTCAATGCGCTGGTGCCCGAAGGCTCGCCCGTGCCCTGGTTCCTGTTCGCCGACAAGGCGGCAGCGACGGCCATTCAGATCGACTACCTCAATGGGCAGAAGACCCCAATGCTCAAACGCGCCGAAAAGCCCGGCACCCTGGGCTTCATTTGGGACTTTTGGGGCTTTTGGGGCGTGAATGCAATTGACTTCCGGGGCGTGGTGAAAAACCCCGGCGTTGAGCTGAAACTTGATGAATAATAGGAGGAAATGAACATGGCAGCGAAAGCAACCTACATCCAACGGGGGGAATCCCTGGATCATACGAACAGGACCGAGCAGGAAATCAAGGCGGGCACTGTGCTGGTGAACGGCAAGATCGTCGGCGTGGCAGGCTGCGACATCCCCCCGGGGACGGTTGGCAGCCTACACGTGATGGGCGTATATGCCTTCCCGAAAGGTGCCGTGGCAATTGCGGGCGGCACGGCGCTGTTTTGGGACGCGGCTGCGGGCCAGGTTGCCGTGAGCGGTACGGTGCCTTTGGGTTACGCCGTAGAATCCGCAGCAGCGGAGACGGACATGGTGCCGGTGCTCATTGACCGCAGCGCGGGCTAGGAGGGAGCCGGAATGAAACTGATTGCCAATAGCCTGATGGAGTACGCCGGGAAGAAATATCTTCCCGGCCAAACGTTGCCCGATGGCGTGCCGGAAGAATTGCAGCAGAAATGGCTGCGGGTTGGATATGCCGTCAAGGGGCCAGAAATGAAAAAGCAAATAGACGAGCCTTTGCCCGTGCCCAGCGAATCCATGACCGTTGCGCAGTTAAGGGAATTGGCTGCGCAATATGGCGTTGACGCGGAAAGTGCAAAAACCAAGGCTGAGATCATCGGCCTTATCAAGGCCACGGGGAAGGTGCCGCAATGAGCCGGTTCAAGCAGGCGCTGGAGCGCGACATTGACAATGTTTTTATGAGTCTGGAGGAATTCGCCGACTGGCATGACATCGACGGCGTGTGCATGATCGCCATTGTTGCGGAAGATTCCCTCGAAACACGCGACCCGGCAATGGAAACGCTTTCCCGCATGGCGATGATCAACGGCATTGAGCTGCCGATCTATACGGATTGCGTGACGATTATTGTCAAGACGCGGGACTTCGGCCCCCGTCTGCGCGTGGGCGCGGAGATCCTGCTCGACCGTGAACGCAAGTTGGAGATCCAGCAATTCATGGACCTGGCAGGACTTTATGCCATTGTGGGAAAAGAGGTGCTGTAATGCCCACGCAAGAGCCCTTTGTGTTCGGCGCGGCGACGGTCACGATTGACAAAGACGGCGAACTTGTGAAGATTGTTAGCGCAATCAACAAAATGGATGGCGAAGCTGAAAGGATTCTTGATAATGCAGTCCGAGCTTCATCGGTGAAACTCGCAAAAGCCGCAAAAGAAGTCGTTGGCCAACGCTATATTTGGCATGATTCCAGCGCGAAGTCGGAAGACCTAAACGCTATTAAGCCCTACAGAGGCAGAGGCGGCGGCATCAAGGCAGCCGGTAAGCGCAGAAACATGACGGCCCGCGAAATTACGCCGCGCGTCAGGAGCGTTCCGGGTTCCCGCCCGGACGTTTATTCCGGGCGGTCATTGAGCGCAGGGAGAAGCCACGCTTTCACGGGAGACGGCAACAAGTCGAAAGGCTTCTTGGTCCACATCAGGGGCAACCCCGTGTTTGTCAGCCGGATCGGGAAAGGGCGCGGCATTGCAAAGAATAACCCTCGGGTTATTTCGAGAGCAGGCAATCGGCGCTTGGTTGAAGAGGTGAACAAGCTGACAGCCATTCAGTCGTTGTCCATCGCCGACATGATCAAAAGCCGCGAGGCCATGGATGAAGCGGCGGAACGCGCGGACTTCACCACAGTTTTGCAGGATGAAATCCATAAGCGCGTGCAAAAAGCACTGAAGAGGTAGAGTGTATGCTGTTGACATTATCAAAGGCGCTGCAGGCGGAATTAATTCACGTGTTCCGAAATATGCGCCTGCCCGACCGTGACGGCAATATACGGCCTATCCAAGTGCACCGCCAACGCTTCCCAAAGCAAAAAAAACTGGCTCGTGCCGATGCTTCCACCGACCCGATCCCTGCTTGCCTGGTGATTTGGGACCGTATGGAGGAATCCAAGAAGGAAGACACAGAAGTTGCCGCGTTCCTGCTTGACTTTGCCTTGTATGATGATGGCGCGGAACGGGATGGAACGGACGGTCTTATGATCCTGATCGACCTGATCCGGGAACGCTTCGGAAAAGATCAATATCTTGGTATTTACCGCAAATGCGCACCGCTTATCTCCGCGCCGCAAGTGGAAGACACCGGGGATTATTTTGTAAGCGGCGTTATTATCAAATTTGAAGTACCTATGTACGTAGGCGACAGCGACAAAGAAGGGAGCGATTACGAACAATGGCAACAACAAAACAATCCAAGGCCGCAGCTGCCGCCGCGCAGACGAACTCCGTGACGGCTGTAGCCTACATCGGCCCGACCATCTACGGCGTGGTGCGGCAGGCAACTGTGCTTCGCGGCGGCGTGCCCGAGGCGCTGGAAGAAAAAATAAGAGAGGTGCCGGAGCTGCGAGCGCTGCTCGTACCGCTGAATCGTTTTGCCCAAAGCTGGCAGGACGTGAACACGGAAGGCACGGCGGAGCACAGTTTCTTTATGTCGGCGCAACAGTCGATGTACCCGGAACCTGAAGGAATGGAGGTGAATTTCGATGGCTGAGCAGCCTTTCCACGGCGTATATGTACAGGAACAGAGCACGCAGATGGTGCAGACCTTGGCGGCAATGGCAGACATGGTCACGGTCGTCGATGTATTCCCCATCCATCTGGCCACGCAGCCCGTGAAGGCCAATGACCCGGTGCTGCTGACCAGCGCAAAGGAAGCTGCGCAGCTGGTGGGCATACACAGGGATATGGAGAAATACCCGGGCGGCCAAAGCACGAACAGCGCCGGTGTTCACGGCATATGGAATATGTTCGCGATTAACCTGCTTAACCGCGAGAACCCGGCCCATGTGAAGAACGAAGAGAATAACGCATTCAAGGTGAAGGTGGTCAGTGACCGCGTAGAACCCGCCACGGCGATTGCGGACGGAGACACGGACGGCATCTTCATGGACACCATTGTGATCAAAAGCCTACAGGACGTTGTGTACAGGGAGGGCATTGACTATGCTTTGACGCGTACCAACGCGGGCGAAGTGCTGGTTACACCTATTCTAGGCGGCGGCATTTTTGCTTTGAATGCAACGACGCTGGAAGTTACGCTGAAGCTTTCGTTCCTGCGTGCCAACCCTGCCGGGCTAGACAAATGGGAGTGTATTGGCGGGATGGATGTAAACACGGGCGAGGTCACGGGATTGGAAGCGATCAACCGCATCAACCCGAAATACGGGCACCCTTATGTGCCGGGGCAGATCATCTCCCCGGGCTTCTGCGAAGATCCTGACGTGGCCGCGATGCTGCAAGCCAAGGCCCGCAACATCAATGACGGATTCATGGCCATGGCGCTGATTGACCTGGACGACGACCCAAAGACCGGAGCGGCCTGGTACCAGCAGGCGGCGGCGCAAAAACAGGCGCAGGGTGTGAGCAGCACGCATGCTCTGGCGCTGTGGCCCAGCGTAAAAACCGGCACACGCGTCACGTCCAACAGTGCACATTACGCTGCCGCGAAGGCCGTGCAGACCGCACGCAACGGCGGCATTCCGTCGCAGACCCCCTCCAACGATGATTTTCATGTGACGGGTGCATGCCTGAAAGACGGCACGGAAATTCTGTTGGAAAAAGCGCAGGCAAACGTGCTCAACCGGCAAGGCATTGTAACGGTGCGCAACCGCAGGCCATTTGTTATTTGGGGCAACTACACGGCTGCCTACCCCGGCGTGCAGGACCCAAAGGACTACTGGCTCAACATACGCTATTTGTTCAACTGGATCAATAACACGCTAATCATGACCTTCGATTCGCGCGTGAGCAGCCTGCTCAACCGCTACGAGGTGGAAGAGGCGATAGAAGCCGTGAAACAGTGGCTTGACGGGCTTTCGGCGGCAAAGCAGATCCCGCACGGCGCACGCGTGGAATGGGTGCCGGAACTCAATCCCCCGCAGGAACTCTACAAAGGCCTCGCGCGGGTATTGATCCATCTGGGGGCCTACCCGCCGCTGCAGGCGCTAATCTTCCTGCCGCAGCTGGACCCGCAGTTGCTGGTGGATGAACTCGATGGCATAGGAGGTGCCGCCTGATGGATAAATTGACATTACCGAATATGATCAACAGCTTTTCCATGTATTCCGACCTGGAAAAGCTCGTGGGCACCACCGGCGAGGTGACGCTGCCGACGCTGACGGAGAAGACCGTGCCTGTGTTCCTGCACGGTATGATCGCCGAAGTTAACCAGCCCGGGCGCGGCAACCTGGAGGCCATGAACATTCAGGTCCCATTTCAGAGCATCAGCGACGAATACTTCAGCATGCTTTCCAAGGGAGACAGCATCAACCTGACGTTACGAGCCGAGGTGCGGGCCCGCATGCGCCTGACAGGGCTCCCTGCTCCCATGGGCTGGACCTTGTTTATGGGGGGCAGCATCAGCGAATATGCCCTGGGCGTTGCGCGCCAGCCGGGCGCGATGGACAACAACCTCACAATCCAGCTGCACCGAATTGTGTCGCTGTTCAACGGGCGCGAACGGCTGCACCTGGACGCGTGGAACACAATTTACCGCGTCAACGGCAGGAACATGCTGATCGGGACGCACATGCACACATAAGGAGGACGCATGGAACATTGTATCAAGTTTATAAAGCCCTATATGTTTGAGGGCAAGAAGCACGAGGGCGTGGACTTGGCGGGGCTGCGGAAGCTGAGCACAAAGGACTACTTTGCGGCACAGGTCGAAGTCGGGCGGGTTCAGAGAGTGCATATGGCCAGCATGGCATTCCTGAACGCGCTTGCTTCGGTTGCCGCGGGGCGGCCCCGCAGCTTCTTCGGCGGCATCGCCGGCGCGGATGCGTTCCGCGTGCCGCGAAAAGTCAAAGCCATGATTGAAGACATTGAAGACGAGGAAGCGGAACAGGACGGCCTTCGAATTAATTTCAAGCGCCCGGGCGCTTTCGGTAAAAAGCTTGATCTGTCGCGTTTGCGCGAAATGACTTCGGATGAGTTCGTGCAGGCGGAGGAAATGATCGGCTTTGACGAATGGTCCGGATCCGATGATGTTGTCAGCATTAAATATGCCTGCGCCGTGGCGGCGATTGCGCTGTGCCCGGAAAAGCCGGATGAACAGCTGAGCAAGCTGATGGAGGCCCCGTTCTGGGTGGGAACGTTCATTCTGGATGTGGTACAGAGTTTTTTTGGACAGTCGGGTTCGGAGGAGGAGGAGCGGAAGGCGGAGGAACCTTCGGAGACTACCTCATAGGCTTCGCGGCTAAGCTTGGTCAGGCGACCTTTACCGGCATCAATTATTACATGGGAATGAAACCCGCCGTTATGATACGCCGCGGCGGCGTTATCGCAAAGGCGCTTGACGGAAAAGGGGGTTAATCGAAATGGCCGGAAAAAAGCAATCGGAATACCAGACGATCATCCGCCTGGCCGGAAAGATTGATCCCTCCTGGGGACGCACGATGAAAAGCGCCATCAGGGACATTAAGCAGTTCATGGAACTTGACGCAAGCGGAAAAGCCAAAGAGATTGGGCTTATGGCAGCCGGAAAGGGAATTCAGCTGGCGGGTACCGCCATACAGGCAGGAACCAGGCTGGCGGCGCGTGGAATGCAGGAGCTTTATAAGTGGACCCGGGACAGCATTCCAATCGCGATGGAGTACGGCACGCAAATGCGGCAGGTGGCCAGGTATGTCGATGAATTCCGCGACAGCAATAACAACCTGACGGCTGACTATCAAAAATTCTATAACGAACTGCTGACCGTGCGATCTATCTATTCGCCAAAGGAGCTTGCGGAAATTGCGGCGGCCAACGCGAAAGCGCAGGTCCCGCTGGAAGAGCTGATGTCGTCCGTCAAGCTTTCACTGGAAGTGGGGACGGCTTTCAACAGCACGGCAGGAGTAGCGGGCGACATTGTCCGCACGATGTATGCCCAGCAGGGAATGAGCATCGACGAGATACGCCTGCTGGCGGATTCTGTCAGCCGCGTGGCGGACAACAGCAACGCGGATGCTATTTCGCTGATGAAGATCATTGCGTCAAAGGGATCAATGGCCGAAATAGGAGGCCTTGACCAAAGAATGGTTGCGGCCATCGGCGCGACATTGGGCGCGAATGAAAGCGGGTTTGGAAGCCCTGAGAAAATCGCGACGTCGCTGAAGAATATAGTATCATACCTGAATGAAGGTGATTTTTCAAGCGACAAGCGTCAGCAGGCCTTGAAACGTCTCAATCTTACTTCGGCGGAAACGGCTGAAATGATGCAAAAAGATGGCGGTGAATTCCTCAAGGGCCTGCTTGAAAAGGCGATGCATCTCCCCGAAAAAGACAGGCTGGGCGTGCTTGGGGCTATATTCGGAAGGCAATCCACTGGAGATGTGGCGCAGCTTGCCCAGAATATTGATAAGCTTGATCATTTTATGCGCATGGCTTACAGCGATGACGGCGAAACGGTCAAGAGCGTACATGACTTTATTGTGTCGCAAGATCCAGCGCACCGGCTCACCATGCTGCAAAATATGGTTGAAGGCTTTCGCGTACGCGTTGGTACGGCGCTCATGCCGGGCGTAGAGAATTTTTTAGACGCAATACTCGGCAGGCCGGGGGAGGACAGCCCGCTGGGCGAGTTATTCTCGGAGCTGGAGCAGCCGATTGCGGAGTTCGGCAAAGCTTTTGGTGAAACCATCGGCGCGGTGGTAAAGGACCCTGACGTGCAAAGCGCATTCAAAGAATTATTGAGGGTCGCGCCGGAACTGCTGGGATCGCTGCTCCCCGCGATTCCCCCGCTGGCAAAATTCGCGGCAAATCTCGCTATCGCGATAGCGCCCCTGACTGAGGCTGTAATGACAGGCCTGGTATCTGCCATAATTGCCATTGAGCCGTTGCTGACGCTGCTGGCGAAGGGGCTGGGGTGGCTAATTGAAAGCCTCCCTAAAATTGGAAGGACGGTCAGTTCCTTCTCAAGGGTGTCTGGTTTTTTAGGCGGGCGGAAGGAAAATAATAACTCGGGCGGAACTCGCACTTCGAACTCAGGGTCAAACGCTTCCAGCGGTGGCCTCAGGTTCGCAAAAGGTTATATTGTACCGAGGCCAACGTTCATGCCGCCGTCCCTGCAGGGCGAGGGCGGCGAGCCGGAGGCGCTGATGCCTCTGAGCAGATTGGAAGAACTGCTTAATCGCCGGGGAAATGTTCGCGGCGGCGGCGGTGATAAGTTTGTTTATGCGCCCACCTACAATGTCGGCCCCGGCACAGACGTGGAAGAACTGCGCAAAACCGATGAAGAAAACCAACGGGACTTTGAGCGCCGCATGGAGCGATGGGAACGAGAGCGCGGCCGCCGCAACTTTACAAGGCCGCAGCCGGCATAGGAGGACCTATGGAACAAACGTATATCACGCAGGAGGGCGACCAGTGGGACATCATCGCCCGCAAGCTATGGGGAAATGAACTGCTGGCCGACCTCCTGATGAAAGCGAATATGGAGCACTTGGACTTTTTCACCTTTGGCCACGGCGTGGCACTGCGCGCACCTGAATTGCCCGCGCGCGCAGCAGCGGCGGGCATGCCCGGGTGGAGGCAATAGGAAACAGGAGCCGAGTCCATCCTGGCTCCTGTTTTGATTTCTAATTATTGCGCCTGTATCTGCCTTACCAGCGTATCGGTAAGGGCGCTGGAGAAATTAATGCCTCTCTTCTCGGCGGCGGCGTTGACCCATGCGGGTATGGTTAAAGTCTTCTTGACCAGCTGCGTGCCGTGCCGGCGGCGGTAATCGTCCTCGTCGAACTCCACGAGGGCGACAAACGCGCCGCCCGCGCAGGCGATTTCGCCGGGTATGCTCGCGGGCGGGTAGACAAATGTGCCGCCTTCCGCTTCCAGGTAAAGCCCCAGCGCGGCGCAGCCCATTTCGTAGGCCTCCTCCAGGGTGTCGCCCTCGGAGAAGCAGCCGGGCAAATCGGGGAACGCAACGGAAAAGCCGGTTTCCTCGGGGGTAAACACAGCTGGGTAAAAACGCTTTGCCATATTCATTCGCTCCTTTGTTGAATTTTATTTGGGAAGGCAGGGGCCTCACTTGAGGCCCGCCTGCTTGAGAATGTTTTGCTCGGTGCCGGTTTTCAAGGTTTTCACGGGATCCGGGACGATGGCGATTTTTCCGGTTTCCTTGTTCTTGAATTTCTTGTGAGAGCCGTTTTGGCTGACGAAGACGAAACCGTTTGCTTGCAGCAGCTGGATGATTTCCCGCGAAGACATCGGCATGGGCTTCTCTCCTTTCGCTTTATCCGTTGCTATTGTAACACGTGCCAGCACGTATGTCAAGCTTTTTTTAGATTTTTCAAAATATTTTTGGAGGGTGCCAATGAAAACGCCACGCTTTGAGGCGTCTGTATCCTATGCCGGGGAAGATATCACGGTTGGCATGGAGAGCAAGACATCCTCGTTCAGCTACGGTGACCCGGACGGCGGGGGCAGCGACACCTGCAAGCTGGTATTCGCTGACGACAAAAACGAGTGGATGCAGCCCGCGAACTGGCCCAAAAAGGGCGACAAGTTTTCCGCGCATATCACGGTCAATCATTGGGACGGCCCCATGGACGCAAGCCGCGCCTTACAGTGCGGTACATTTACGCTTGACAGGCCACAGGCCAGCGGGCCGCCCACAATCGTCTCCATAGCAGGGGTTTCGCAGCCTGCGAACAAAGATTTTAAAGATACGGACCGTACAAAGACCTGGGAGCGGGTGACGCTGCAGCAGATATTGCAGGACACGGCTTCGATGGCGGGCATTGCGCTGCATTATGACGGCCCGAACATTCCCATTGGAAAAGAAGAGCAGAACGAACCGAACGCAAGCTTTTCTCAAAAGATGTGCGACCGCTATGGCTTTCGCATGAAAATCTACAGCGACCGCCTGGTGGCCTTTCACCGGGCGACATACAAGCAAAAGCCGCCTGTGCGGACGTTTACGCTGGATTTGCGCAACCTGGGGCCCTGGGATTATGATGATTCGATGGAGCCCTACACCGGCGCGGAGCTGGTCTATACGGACGCGGCTTCCGGCAAGGAAATTAAGGCGAACATCGGCGGCGGAGACCGTATATTAAAACTGAACAATCAGGCCGACAATGGGGCGGACGCGGAGCGCATTGCGCAGGCGGAACTGGAAGCCGCCAACCACAGCGCGGTGACGCTCAGCTTCACTACGCGGGGCGATGTCGAGCTTTGCGCCTCACAGGTGATTGAGGTGCAGGGCCTGGGCGAACCTGACGGCCTTTATTATATTGACAGGATAGATCACGATTGCAGGCGCGGGACTTACGAGATTACCCTGCGCTTGAGCAAGATTCTTTGATTCGCTCGGGGCGCGGGGACGAAGTCCCCGAAAAGAAAATAGCCCCTCCTTCGAGGAGGGGTTGGGGTGGTGGGTTAGAATGATTACAGAGCATGTTCGCGTGGGATATATATCGGCGATTCACTGGGAGGACGGGACGGTGGACATTGTTTATAAAGGCCTGGATGATTCCGTTACGACAGATGTGCCCTTCCCGCTGCTGTTTTGCAGCAAGCTGAAAGTGGATGACCCGGTGTGGGTGCTGCACAGGAAAGCGGGGCGCAGCTCGGCGCTGTGCCTGGGGCGGTATTGGTTTAACGATTACAGGCCTGTAGAAGGCCTGCGGGGCCTGTTCCGGTTGGCGTTCAGCCGGGACCAGGAGCGGGCCTACATACGCTACACCGACCCTGATGAGGATGACGGCGGCAATGACGGGGCGTTTTTGTTTCATAACGATGACGACGCGCGTGCCGAAGCGAAAAACATTGAGCTTGAAGCGGATGAGGATATTTCGCTTCAGGCTCAAAATATCGCGGCGGAAGCGAAACAAAAGCTTTCGTGCAAGGCGAACACAGTCGTGATTGAGGCTGACACCACGGGGGAGATTAAAGCCGGGGCTACGCTGGAACTGAACGCCCCCAGCGTGAAGATCGCGGGCGATAGCATTGAGATCAGCGCGACGGCGACAATTACCATTGATTCTCCGCAAGGCAAGATTTCGTTTGCTGCGGGCGACATGGTTGCGGCCATGGTTTCGCTGGCCAATCACCCGCATCTCACATTCGCATTGGCAAATGCAGGCGGCCCTGTCGAGGGAATCATTGGAGCGCCAACGCCAACAGGAGGATAATTATGATAGGCAGCTGGGGGCCGATTGTATTTGAAATGAGCGCGCGGCGTAAGTTCTCGTTCAGCGGCGGCAGCCGTGATGTAAGCTACCGCTACGGGCGCACAGAGCTTGTCAATGGCAAGGCGCGGCAGCAGTTCGGCGGCGAAGAGCTGGAGGGCTTCCATATTGAAATTTGGTTCTCGGTGGATATCGGGCTGGACCCGCTTGAGGAAATCGAACGCATTGCGGACATCGCCGTGCAGGGGGAGTCCTACCCGTTCATTGTGGGCGGCAGGCCTATCGGCAAGAACATGTTCGTGATTACGGCGCTGCCGCAGGAATGGAAACGCATTTCGGGCGACGGCAAGGTGCTTGAGATACGCGGCTCGGTGCAATTCTCTGAGTTTGTTGATTAGGAGGGCCTATGGAGCAGGTCATTCAGATAGACAGCGGGCGGGTGATCAGGACGGACAGCGCACTGCTGCCCTACATCATGATTACGGCCCATGGGGCGGAAACCTTCGCAGATGAGGTGTGGGAGCAGCTGGTGATCCTGCTGGGCACGCAGCCGGGGGAACAGGGCCTCGACCGTGCGCTTGGGATCCGCGTGCCGATAGATGAGCTGCTGCCGAAGGCCATGGCCGAAACGGAAGCGGAGATCGTAATGAAGGTGCCTCGGTTCATACAGGGCATTCGGGTGTATGAAAACAAATGGCTACCGGGGGGCTATAATGGGCAAATGACGCTGAAGGTGGTGATCACGCGTGGCTAACATACCGGAATTGGCGGCGGTGCCGGATGTATCGCTGATGGACGGCATGACATTGGAGGCCTACCGGGACGGCCTGATCCGCGAAGTGGAAGAAGAGAACGCGGCGATCACCGGCAGGCTGACGCGCTTACCTCGGGCGGATAAGCACCGCATGGCGCTCAATGCCGTGGCGTTATATCTTTACAATGCGGAAATGCGGCTGGAGCGGCGCTTTTTGGCCCAACTGCTGAAGACGGCCTATGGGGATGATTTGGATCAGTTGGCGGCGACCATCAGCCACGGGCATTTGAAACGCTACGGGGAGCGCTATGCCACGGTGACGGTGCGCTTCAGGCTTTCGGCCATACGGGCGGGGGCCACGCCGATCCCCATCGGTACGCGGGTACGCGGGGAAGAGGAAATCTTCTTCTTTGTGAAGGAATACGCGGAAGTGCCTCCGGGCGAATTATATGTTGACGCGAAATGCGAAGCGATCACAGCAGGGCGCGGCGGCAATGGCTTTTTGCCGGGGGATATCAATGTCCTGGTGGATCCTCTGCCGTTCGTTGAATCCGTTGAAAACGTGAATATCAGCGCGGGCGGGGCCGACGTGGAAAGCTGCGAAGACTTCACCCGGCGTATTTATTATTCCGGCGAGCGCTTCTCTACGGCGGGCGCGCTGGACGCGTATAGATACTGGGCCATGGAATGGAGCCCGGACGTGGAAACCGTATGGCCCTTCAGCCCTGCGCCCTGCCATGTGACCGTGCTGGTGCTCATGACAGGCGGCGTCACCCCGGACGAGGAGATCATCAAGGGGCTTTACGAGCACTTGAGCGCGAAGGATAAACGGCCACTGTCTGACAAGCTTGTAGTTGGCGCACCCATTGAAGTAGACTACGAGATCAACCTGACCTATTTCATCCGGCAGGATTTCGCGGCCTCGGAAGTTCATATACGGCAGGCGGCGGAGCGGGCGGTGGATGAGTATGTGCGCTGGCAGCGGCACATCCGGCGCGATATTACCCCGGGGAAGCTGTTCCACTTCCTGCACGCGGTGCCTGGTATCAAGCGCGTGGCCATCACAAGCCCCGGCGCGGACGTGGTCATCGACGACCGCAGCGTGGCGCGGCTTGCGCTGCGAAATGTGGTCTACGGCGGATTGGAGGTGGAATAGATGAATGTGCCACTCATAGACGCGAAATTCACCGACGCCATGCCGGAGATTTTGGCCGGCGAGCCATGGATGCAGGCATGGGCCACAGTGATACAGCGGCGCGTACGGAGCCTGATTGAGCGGGAGAATTTCTGCTCCATCTATAACAAACTCGACGAAATGCCCGAATGGGTGCTTGACGTGATCGCGCCGAATATACGGGCGGAGAGCTACAGGGAGACGGACGACATCGAAACCAAGCGGGAGAATATCCGCTTTGCGCTGTGGGGCAACAACATCAAGGGCACGGTCGCGGCCACGGAAGGCCTCGCGCAGGCGGTCTTCGGCGCAGGGCGGGTACAGGTGCAGGAGTGGTTCGACTATGATGACGATCCGGGCTACTTCCAGCTGCTGATACATAACCTGAGCGCCACGGACGACATGCTGGAGGACTTTATCAAACGCATGGACGGCTATAAGCGGCTGAGCTCGTGGCTGCGGCGGTTTTTGATACAGATTACCGCGCCACGGCATGATTTGCACATGGGGATCGCTATGCTGCGGTCAAAGCACACATGGATGTATATGATGCCCGGGGTCAACCTGACCACGCGGCTTGCCATGTGCCGCGTACGGCGCACGATACTGATTATGGACTGTACAGGAGGGTAACAAATGGGCTTTTCGGCAGCACCAAGACTGACACAATTGGGGCAACGGGCAAAAATGCGTTCGTTCGAGGGCATACCGTTAGATTTCCCCAACGGCAAATTCTTAATAGGCAGCAAACATCAACCAGGCACTTCGGCCTGGAGCCTGACAGGCCTGCTGCAGCCGGTGGCGGAGGTGCCTATCAGTTATGTCATGCGGCAGCAGATTAACCCGGGTATCGGCGCTGCGCCAGAGGACGGCCTGAGCTTCGTGCGCCTGCGGGGGATTATCCCGGTGGGGCTCCTGCCGGATAATTTCATTGTCGGCGAGCTTGGTATACAGGTGCCCAGCAACCTCGAAGACGTGCCGGGTAATATCCTGTGGGCCTACACCAACGCTGACGACCCGGAAGTCTACCGCATGCGGGGGAGCTCGCTGACGGCGGAAGTCATCGACATCTTCATTTTGATTTCGGACGACGCGGCGATCACGCTCACGCCGGACCTCGGCATGGCGGCGGCTACGCTGTTCGACATTGATGAGGCGCTCGAGGCGCACAACGTCGACCCGAACGCGAACCCGCAGGCGATTGAGCGGCACAACCGCGCCGCAGACGCTCACGCTGAGCTATTCGCCGCATTGAGCGGGGGCGCGGCTGATGCGCTTGCGGCGACAATCGCGGCGCACAACAGCGCCGCAGCAGCGCACGGACCGAACATCGACGGGCGAATTGCGGCGCACAACACGAGCGGCACGGCCCACGCAGCCCGCTTTGCGGCGGCCAATGCCTATGCGGACAGCCAGGCGCAGGGCGCGCTTTCATCAGCCAATAGCTATACGGACAGCAAGATCGCGGGGCTGAGCATTCCGACGGTTGAGGCGGGGCCGTGGACGCCCGGGCTGGTTGACGGTGGGCCGACAACTGTGCAAGACCTCGGCTGCCGGTTCTGCCGGGTCAACAGGATTGTCACTGTGTGGCTTAAATGCAGGGTTGCAAACGCAAATACGCTCAGCTCAAACACAGTTCAGTTTTCTGGCTTGCCATACGCTGTATCCAATGGCCCTGCCGTTGGGACGCTTGGCCTGGTCGACTCGTCAGGCGCCAGCACAGCGTGGAACAACTCAATGGCGACGGCCCTTGGCGCCAGTGTATACTGCATGACTTCAACGGGCGGGTCGATTACCTATGCGGCGATGCCGGGGCTCGGCGGGTTTCGCGATATCGCAGCGACGATCACATATGAAACGAACGTTTAGGAGGGAAACGACATGAAATTAACGGAACAGATTTTTCTTGATAGCCTTTGCAAGGATGCGGTCAGCGTGCGCAGGCAAAGCTTTTTGCTGCAAAATGGGCATGAACTGCCTGTTGGCGACGTCCATCGCATGGCTTTCGTCAACAGCGCGAGCGGGCGGGAGTTGCTGCAGGGCTGTGAAATTGACGAGCGGTTCAAGCAGGCGATTTTCGCGGCATGGGGCGACGAAGCGACCGTAACGGAACCCGTACCCGGTGAGCAGGCGGGGGTGAGCTGATGCATTTATCGGAAGAAATTCGCATTGAGGTGCGGGGCCGCAGGGCGAGGCGGCTGCATGCCGTGGCTCTGCATACGGGCAACGCGCACAGCTATCGCGTGCTTTTCGACATTGATCCGGACGATAAGTTGTGGCAGCGGCTGAGCCTTTCCGCCTCTTTTCGGGCGGTGACGCACAAGGGCGCTGTGACCAAGGCGGTCGCCCCGGTTGGGATCGACTGCCGGGCGATGATCCCGGCGGAGGTGCTACGAGAGCCGACGGGCGCACGCGGGAAGCTCGAGGTTGCACTGAGCGGCACAAGCACGGGCGAAAGAACGGTCGACACCAATATGGTCAGCCTCGGGCCTGTATCGCAGGGAGCGGGCGGCGGCGGTTTCTTTGATGAATGCGAATGCGCACCGCCGCAGGAAAACTGTGGCGGGATGGAACGCGCCTGGCGCTTTATGATGGCGAAATTCGCGGAGTACGAGCCGTTCATGCGGCGGGTATTTTGGTTTTTGGATCGGAACGAGGCAACGCTAAATCGAATCGGCGCAGATAAAAACACGTGCCTCCCCACCTGGGACGATGCCCCATGGCCCGGCAGCGCTGGCGATATCGAACCAGGCGCCACAGACCACGCCGCGCTTGACAACCTCGGCTATGACAGCAGCGGGCACACTGGTTTCGCAAGCTCAGAAGAGGTCGCTGCGCTTCAGGGCACAGCCGATCTGACGAACAGCAGGATCGACGCGCTTGAAGAAGCTGTTGAGGATTTAGGATGCACGGTCGAAACCCCAGTTACTGTCCGGCCCGACTTTTCCCATCTCGCCGAAGTCACCACGCCTCTTGCGCAAACGCTCAACAGCTACACCGCGCAGGCCTGGGGACCGATCCCGCTTGCGCTTATCACCGGCCCTGCGCCGGGCGACCCTGTGGAGATCCGCATGGCTGAAGCGCCTCCCCTCCCCACGATCCCACAGGGCGAATTCGCGGGGATTCAGGCTGTGGGGGTCGGCAGAACGTGGAGTGTTGCGGTTGGGATGGTTACTGAGCACGATGCACTCATTCAGCTGGAAGAACAGGGCCTTGAGCCTGGCAAGCGCAGGGTATTTATTTATGCATGGGGCATGCTTCCCATTGAGATAACCGGCTTCGAAATCCCGCAGGGCTGGAGCGAGCTCGTGATCGACGGCGATACCGGTGAACCGACTTCTATAACGCCGATTACGGCAGCGGAAATCGGGACCATCGAAGCGATGCAGGTCAAATTCGACCACGACGGCGATATTACGTTCCCGGGCGGGATTTTGGAGGCGTTCGCGGTGCGGACATGGCCAGCGGCGACCTACGAGTTCATCAACGGAGCATGGAGGCTTGTAGGCGAGGCGGTTGAAAGGGAGAGCACAGGCCATCCTGGCGGCACTGGCGGCACTGGCGGCGTGACGCGTCAGGAACTGGACAGCGCACTTGGCGAGTTCACGAAGCTGATTCCGTCGCAGGCGAGCGTGAACAACCAGTTGGTTGATAAAAATCTCCTCACAGACACTGTTAATAAAATACAGGCGCGGTATATCACACCGCATCCAATTGAGTTTCCAACCGGGCAATGGCCGAGCCTTGAAGCGCTGCGAAGCGGCCCGTGGTGGTACCACGGCGGGCCGCAGACAACACCCGCCGCGAACGATTACGCAGTTTTTATCTCCGCGGATGGGTCGGTGTGGCGCACGACATTCAGCGGTGAGCTTGGTTTATGGTCGCCTTCGTATAAAGTTAACGATAGGCCCTTCACGGCAGACGAAGTGGCTGTGCTCGCCAGCGAAATGACGCTTGAGCTGACCAATAAGCTTCGGAACATTGATTCCGAGCCAACGCCGAACAGCAATCGCCTGGTGCGCAGCGGCGGCGTACACAGCATGATACAGCAGATCGCTGCTGCTAGCTCGCGTGCGGTATTGCAGCGCATTGCAGTTGATGCAATCACTACGGTGCCGCTGTTGCCCGGCGTCCACTATCATATCGCGCTGGAAGGCCATGTGGCGGCTCGCATTAATTTGATCGACACGGGGACGCCGGTTGGTTTTGTGAATGAGTTTCGCTTTGTGCTGGAAACGCAGGAAAATATGGACCAGGGCATAACGCTTGGCTTTCAAAGCCGCCGGGAGCTTTATGCGTCGCCGGGGCTGGAACTGCAAGCCGGAAAGCTATATGATGTTCGCGTGCTGGATGATATGGCGTTTTTCACGGAGCGTGCGCCGTTGGTACATGTCTCCGGTGGCCCGGTGGAACCCATCGACGGCATGATGATCGACTTCACGGCGGGAGATAGCTTGAATATGCTCCACCATCCGGACTGGATTTTTGGGCAAACTTTCGAGCACAGCCCGCCATTCACGCTGACGGAAGTTAACCGCGACGGTATTCGGCATGCGCAGCCGTCGTTAGGCTCGTTCATCGCGCCGCGTTTCCCGAATTACGAAAATGAGGCCCTGGAAATTGATTGCTTCATGCCCGGTTCACAGGCCCCGGCGCTGACCGTCGGCAACGGGATTGACAATTTTGCGGCGATGCAGTTTAACTATGTCCCACTGACTCTTGTGAGCAATCTTCGAATTCTCAGCAACCCGACGACCGCGACGAACTTCAGACTTGAGGCTGTATCGCTGACCTCGCCATTCCACAAGCGCATGCGGATTGAGCGGCACGGCGCGAACATCAAGTATTTCATCAACCGCGGAACTGATGTCAACGACCTGGAGCTTGTGCGCGAAAACGATATCGTCGGCACGCTTGAACCGAGATCGTTCGTCAGCGACATGCAGGCCATTGGATACAGCACGGGGATCGTGTTCCCGAATGCGAGCACGCTCATTCGGTCGATTAAGCGGGAGAAATTGGGGTAGGGAGGAGGCGATCTATGATATACACAAGAACGAAATCAGAATATATCGGCAGCGGTCCGTTGCAGGTGCATTTGTTCTTCGACACAATGGCAGACTTTTCAAGCCTGCCTGGATTAACCCGCACAGCGCCCGGCAGCACCGCCTACGGGCCGGTAATCGGCGGGGACGCGCAATTTTTCATCCTCAGCGGGGAATCTGGAAGTTGGGAGGCGCAGTGATGGATGGACTCATGGCGCTTACGCTTGCGAAAAAATATACAGACTCCGTCGCCCCCGACCAAGGCCCGCCCGGCGCAACCGACCTGCTCAACGCCATCTACCCTGTCGGCGCGATTTACATGTCCGTCGCGGACACGAACCCGGCGGCGCTGTTCGGCGGCACGTGGGCGGCGTGGGGGCAAGGGCGCGTGCCGGTGGGCGTAGACGCCGCGCGGGCTGAATTTAACGCCGCCGGGCGCGGAAACGCATACGCTGACGGCGGCGCAAATCCCCGTGCATGCCCACGCGTTCACCGGATCGCCTGTGAACACCGGAAACAACAACGTGGGCCACGTGCACCAGGCGCTGACCGACGGGGATTTGAGAGGCATCAGCAATTCCGACAGAGGCGGCGGCATGGGCTGGGTGTGGGGCGGCGGCGGGTACGGGAACAGGACCCTGGCCCACTACCTAACGGGCGGGCAGAGCGCGAACCATATCCACACAGTGACGGCGGCAGGCACCGTGGGCAATACCGGCGGCGGGCAGGCGCATGAAAATATGCAACCGTTCGTCACGTGTTTTATGTGGCGAAGGACGGCGTAGGGAGAGGAAAGGAAGGAGGGCGGCGCAGAGGAATTATTTTAAATAGTTTGCAGGAAAACCAATTTTGCTTCTGTCTACGGATGGATGATGCTCCAATGCCTCTTTCAGCCGCAGCGTTGCGCTGATAGAGGCTTGCGGTTTCAAAAATGGGCGCAGAAGATATAAGACGGCAAAGATTCTGTTAGACGGAAAATCGCATTCTTTCGGCAAACGCGGCGGGAATAGTAATTGCTTGTTGTAAAGACGCCCATAGTGCGCGCAGGTATTTCTAACCTCGACAAACGAACGCAGCCAACTTTCCAGAAACGCGTATTGATGCACTCCGACCGATCTTGATATGATTGTTTTATCTTTTGGAAGCATGTTTTTGAACATTTTAGAAATTGTACCGAAAGGAAGAATTTCAACGATAGCCCATACGGGAATATCGCCTCCATAGTTTTCGTCATGATGCTTAACAATCGGTGATTTGCATTGAACTGATTTTTCCCGTTGCATCGCCGCGAGCATTTCCATGAAATAATCATTACTGGAGAACATAGCGCTGTTCAGATAGCCGAGCGGTCCATATGTTTCGCCGATATGATATGCCAGATTGGTTCGAAAGATAATTTCAAATTCTTCCAGCATTTCAGAAAGTATGTGCCTTAGCTTACAATCAAAGACGTAAAGCCCATAGATATCGCCAAATGAAATTCCAGGCTTAAATTTCGTTTTCTCGTTGTCAATATACAAGCCAAGCGCATAGGCGTTGATTAGCCTGTAATAATTTGTACCGGACAGTATCTCCGCCGCCGAATCCTCATCGTCAATCCGCATTCCAGCGGACCGAAGGTAATCGACTTGTTGCGCAATCGAAAGAAATTGTTTGACAGGGCGCGACATAACGCTACCTCCATAAAATCAAAAGTCCCACCGTGGTACGCTGCTCGCAACCAAAGTCGCGCCTAAGCGTGGTGGGCTCGTTCACTCATATTTTATGCGAAAAATTACAAAATGTCAACCATCTGGGCGCAAAAACAAAAAAAATAGCATCATGAACAAAACTTGTTGTTAGTATTTGTGAAATGCAACGAAAGGATGTGGCGAATCATGTCATTAACGCAAATCCAGAGGGAATTTAAGGCCCGGGTGGGCACGGCCGCGCAGGCCGATATGTCCCGCAGCGGCATTCTTGCCTCGTTGAAAACCGCGCAGGCTATTTTGGAAAGCGGCTGGGGCAGCTCGAAGCTGGCCAGGGAGGCCAACGCCCTGTTCGGCATCAAAGCGGATTCTCGCTGGGCCGGGCGCACGCACGAAATTATCACGCGGGACGGTGCGGGGAAGCCATACACGGCGAAATTCCGGGCCTATGACAGTTGGGAGGA